ATATTCCAATGGTAGCAGATGTTGTAGGGGAAGTATTTCTTACGTACTCACTCATGACATAGTTTGTATTAGTTTTAATTTTTGGAGCTAGATAAGACCAATATATTTTTACTCCACTCCAGGCATCATTGGTTTGATAAATGTTTAATCCCAAATAAGTGTCAGATATATTTGATTTTCTATCAAGGCAAACTGTTGAATCATTTAATTGAGCTGTATTAATTAACATGTTTCGGCCACCAATAGTATCGCTTAACTTGTTGAACGGCTGTACTTTAACCCCATTAAGCTGCTCAGTACCATCCTTGTTATCAGTAACTTTAGTGCTAAGTCCATTGTTTAAATCAGTAACTTTAGTTGCAAGCTGTTGTTTCGTTGCATAATTGCTCAAGTCAATAGTGTTGTCGTTGATTAATTCAAGGACTTCATCTTCATTAAGTCCACCAGCGCCTACAATAATTGAAGCATTTTCTGATTTAGCGACATGTGTCAATAGTGAGAAGTTAATACCTGATAAAGTCGTTCCAGTTAATGCTGGAACTAAATCGGGTTTTTGCGCCGTTACAACCTCATATAACACTTCGGGGTTGTCATCAATCTTAGCGAATACGGCTAATCCATAAAGCATGTAGTCTTGCTTTACGCCCTCATTCGTAATTTTAACAAAAATTTTTACCGTTTCCTTATCATTAACAGAAATACTACTGATAGGAATGTCTTGTTTAACACTTGTTAATTCAGTCATTGCTTGAAGTTGATCTGGTGTTTTGCCAGATAAATCAAGGTCAGTTGTTTGCGCATGGGTGTAAACAATCTTTTTCCCGGATAGTGTTTGTGCTGACAACTGCATTCCCATGTCAGTTATGACAACATTATTCCATTTTGCCATCGTATCGCTCCTTTACTTTAATTTATATAAAACACAACTAATCACGTCGGATTTGGGACAAATATTTTAATCCGTTGACCCGTTGTTAATTATAACATTTTTGCTAATAAAAGCTCCACAATTCAAGAACAGAGTTGATGATGGTTGAACAATAAACGTTGCACCAGCTAGGGTGATTCCAGCGGATAATGCGTTTTGCAGTTCGTCCAAAAATAAATTCATAACCTCTGGGTGATCGATGTTTTCAAGTGGAATGTTTTCCACACGAATGTGCATAGGATCGCCGGAAACTGTCCCATCTGCGTTAATTTTGTAGTCAGTGATAAGCTGCACTTCTTCTTCGGGGAATCCAAATGTATCACTAATCAACTTAATTAATTCGTTAGCAGTTCCTTGGGAGTTTCGATTCATCATTTTAAGTTTAATTAATATTCTATAAAAATCATCACTAAAACTATTTCTAAATATGTCGAAGTCATATCCAATATCATCAAGCTGCATATCAACTGCATTGTCAATATCATTTATTAGTTGGACGGACTGGATATTGTTAATTAAATTATAAAAGAAGTTGTCATAAACACGCATTAGCTTTTCGGTTGGACTATCTTCGGTAGTGTTTATTCCATTAGTTGGAATATCAAGCACTTGCCGTCTGTGATACGTTTTAAAATCATTGACCATTGAAACTAACCTCGATTCCCTTATCAGAAATAGCAGCAGAGCTTATTTTTTCCAGCTGAATATCTTCTTTCCCCATCTTTTCAGGGTCAGCCCCCAGCTGTAAATCAGTAACGTTTTTAACCCCTTCAACATCATAAATAACTCCAAAGATTTTTGTATACGGAATTAGTGAACCCATTTCGTAATCTTGAATAAAGTATTCAATATTGTCAATAATATCGTTCTTAACTGATTCTTGTTCTTCTTCGGTATTAATATCAATTGAAACTGCACATTTTACATAGATAATTGTTTGTTTACCAGCAGAGAATCTAATGTCGTTGTATTCACCATTTGCCAGCTTAACCTTCTTTTGAATATCACCCGATAATGTAATACCAGCCGCAATGTTATCCGAAATGGCTTGAGCAATGTCGTCTTGATTACCGCCCAGCACATAAATATGCGTTGTGTATGGCGGATCACCAGCAGCATTGGTGGTTGGGTTGTTATTAACTTCAATGGTAGCATTGGTAACCCCTGAAATTTGTGAAATGGCATTAATGATTCCGTTTTTGGTTGGTGAAGTTGCTGATTTTCCAGCAATCTTAACCCGCTGCCGGAAGTTGTAATCATTTTCCAAATCTTGACCGCCAGACGCTGGGGTTGCATTGGTAACTTCTTCAATTTCGTCAACATACATAACTTGGTCTGTGATGGTATTGGCTTCGCAGTTGTAATCTTCGCCAGCTTCTTCGGCATAAACATCGACAACCGCTTTACCGTCTTCACCGATTACTACACTATCAGTTGTTTCGAAATTTCGGTTTTCGTTATTTGAAAACATTGTACCAGCAGGAACTTCATAGCCGACTTCGCCAGTGATTGTGACTTTTGTATGTGCATACGATTCCTTTTTTCGCGTCACACCATAATTTGTTGCTAGACGGTCTAACGTTGTACCGGTTGCCAGTGAAATGAAGCGAGAATCGTAAACATCAGCACTGTTTAAATCAATTTCAGCAAGCTGCCGTGCTACTGATTCAGCAAGTGACTCATAAAAAGAACCGGTTGACAAGTCAATGTCGCCATTAAAGTTTTGTTTTAAATCATTCTGTATCTTGATTAGCCAAGTCTCATAGTCATATGGCTGATAGCCCGTTTCTAGTAATGGCATAAAATTCCCTCCGTTTTTTAAGGTTCAAAATAAAATTCGTAATCCAAATTTGGGTTTCCGTTTTCGTCAATTAAGTCTTGGTCAATAATATTTAACATTGTTTTGACGTGTGCGGTTCGGGTGTTATCGTCAATATCTAATTCAATGTCAGTAACAGCATTCACGCGTGGATCATGTTCAATAGCTTCACGTATCTTTTGCTCGGCAATCGAACCACCAGAAACATCATCGAAAAATCCTAACCACTCAACGCCGAAATCATCATCGTCTTTGGCCCAACCAACTTGTGATTTTAGACGTAGTGATAGTGATTGCTTTAATTCTTCTATTCCGTTAACAATTAGTGAACCGTCAGTAATATCTGGATTCCCGTTTTCATCAAGCTTAGCGTCTACACTCATTCTATCACCCCCAATACTACAGCATTATCCATGCTAAACTGCCGAGTTTCGTCATCAATAAAGAACTTACCATTTTTATAATTTTCTAATGAGTGCTGCGTTATGATGGCTAACACATCATCGCCTACTTTTATAGGTGTTTTGTCTTCAATCGGCTTACCGTCTGCCACTGATTTTACTTTATTTTGTTTAAGCATTCGACAGTTACTAATAGGGTGATATTTTTCGCCTTTTTTAGTCTTCATTAGTGGCTGAATAGTTAATGGACTAATTTTAATTACCTTGGCAATAAACGGCCCACTATTTGAGTATTCTTTTATCATAGTCAGCACAAATTCTAACCCTTTATTTTTACCATCTTTCATTTTTTTCTACTCCTACGTCTTTTCTTTTCAGCAGCTATTTTATTTGCGTCTTTTTTAGCTTTTACACGGTCTTTAGCCGACTTCTTTTTATCCTTGCTTAAATTCTCTTTTTGTACCGAATTATAAACTTTCAACGGCACAAATTGGAACGTAACTGTAGCAGTTGAAGACGTAAACTCACGAACTCCACCGATAATTATACAATCACCATATTTTTTAAACCCACTACTGATGTTAGCGACCGTTCCTATGCCTATATCATACCGCATAAGGCATTGCGCTTCCATTTGCATTCCCTTGTATGCGCCATCGCCACTAGGCGTTGGAGAGGACGTTAGGCCCGTTTCTGGCGATAAAATTATTTTTTTCTTTTTGCTAGCTGTAATCTTTTGAACGTATATTTTTCCGTTAAGAAAATAAACCGGTGTGTTAGCTGTTTTGGCTACATCTGCAATACCGTTTAATGGCGATTTGCTAACCGTATAACCATTAGCGAATTTATGATTATATGCCAAATTTAGTTTACCAATTGGTAGCCCTGCCCGTTTAGCAATATTCCGAATGATTGTGCTGGCACGAGTACCCTTTTTAAAATGCAAGTTTACATATTTTACAACTTTGGTTTTCTTCTTCTTAGCTGCAGTCTTTTTGCTAGAAACAGACGCTTTTTTTCTCATATTCGAAGCATAGCGCTTTTTCTCCGCAATTATTTGT